CAAAAGGCAAAAATGAAACTTACGCTAAAAGTAGAAACAACAGATACCGCCTATGAAGTGGTTACAAACCTTTACGTCATAGTTATGTGGGAACGAAAATATAAACGTAAAGCTTCCGAAATGGCGTCAGGTATCGGCGTTGAGGATTTAGCATTTATGGCATATGAGGCGTCTAAGTTAAATAAAATTGTTGTGCCTAGCGAATTCGATACGTTTGTTAAAAGCTTGGTCAACATTGAAGTATTAACTACCGAGGCCCCAAACCCCATTTAAGGGGCACCCACGGGCGCCAACTTGCCGAACTGTTGGTAGCGATTTCGTGGTGGCCCCCGTCTATACCGTTTGACATAGACGACTTAGCTACTGTCGTTGCTGTATTATCAGACAACAACAAACAACGAAAGTAACTTATGGCCGCCGTTTTAAATACTTTAGAAATTAAAGGTATCCAGGAAACGATGAAGGCGCTTAAAGAAATAGAACCCGCCTATACGAAACAGATACGTAAGGACATTAAGAACGCTGGAGCGCCCGTGTTAAACGCGGCCCGTAGCTTAATACCTACTAGCCCGCCATTGTCAGGCATGGCACGAGGCAACCTTATTAGGGGCCGTGCGGGCACAAAATGGAGTAGCGACGGCGCTAGTAAAGGCTTTATTATAAAAACCAATAAGTCAGGCCAAAGGGCGCGAACCGTTACTTTTAAGTCAGGCGAAACCGTAGATTTTAAGGCACGCCCTTATCAACTATTGACACTTACGCAACGTGACGCCGCAGGCAGTATTTGGGACCACGCTGGCCGCCGCACAAAAGGCCGTTTTGTAACTAATTTACAAATGCAAGGTAGTTACGACCCGCGCGCCGCCGAACCTGGCGTAGAGGCCGCACGGCCTGCTGTCGAAAACGAAGTGTTAGCCATAGTAGAAAAAGTTATGAAAGTAACCAATACAAAATTGAGGGTACGCCGTGGCAATTAACGTACCGATTATCACGACGTTTGCCGATAAAGGCGTAAACGCCGCTCAAAAAGCGTTTGGCGATTTAAGCAAATCAACACTGATAGCAGGTGCCGCTATTGGCGCGGCTGTAACTGCGGTTGCCGCGTTTGGTTATTCCGCTATTCAAAAGGCGTCAGATTTTAACGAAGCAATAAGTAAGAATGCTGTTGTATTTGGTGCCATTTCTAAAGAAGTAGAAAACTTTGCCCAAACCACAAGTAGGGCGTTTGGTATTTCAGAAACGGCAGCCTTAAAAGCGGCAGGGACTTTTGCCATATTTGGTAAATCTGCTGGCCTTGCAGGGAAAGATTTGTCCGATTTCAGTATTGAACTAGTCACCCTAGCAGCCGATTTAGCGTCATTTAATAACACTTCAGTTGATGAAGCTATAAACGCTTTAGGTTCTGCCCTACGTGGCGAAGCCGAACCGTTACGCAAATACGGCGTACTACTTGACGACGCCACACTAAAAGCCGCGGCAACTGAACTAGGCATTTATTCAGGTAGCAAAGCCCTTACGGCACAACAAAAAGTTTTAGCTGCACAAAAAGTTATTTTTGAACAAACAGCCGACGCACAAGGCGACTTTAGCCGTACCTCGACAGGATTAGCAGCCCAACAAAAGATACTTGGCGCAACCCTAGAAAATATTCAAACCAATTTAGGCCAGGCGTTTCTACCGATATTTTTAAAAGCCGTAAAATTTTTTAACGATGAAGTGACGCCAGCGTTTGAACGTGTAGCGGAAGTAATCGGCGAAAAAGGTTTAGTAAAAGGTATGCAGCAAGCGTTGTATGAAATGGGCTCGTTTGGCCCTGGCATGGTCAACGCGTTTAAACAAGTTGCTGTTACAAGCGCTAAGGCCGCTAACGCGTTATACAAATTTGCTGTCGTCACTGCCGCTACCGCTTTGTTCGCTATGGGCCAAGCCACTAAAGCTTTAGGCTTTTTAAGCAAGGCTTTCGACGAACTTATAGACGTAGACGCTTTAGGTGCCAGTTTTGACAATTTCGCCCTGGGCATAAAGAACATGGGTAGCGCGTCGGACTACAGCAGTTTTGCCGCTAAGAAACTTGCCGAGGACGCCACAGCCGCCACGACTGCGGTAGATGAACTAAGCGGGGTAGGTACGGGCAAAGGCGCCACGGGCGCTGCAGACAAATTAAAGAAAATGCAGGCCGCCGTACAAGACGCCAGCGCCGCATTAACAGACCGTATGGGCAAAGCTTTAGACGACGCCAAGGGCAAATTAGACGACGCCCAAACCGCGTTCGACGATTTTGCTAAAGGAACGTCGACGTCGCTACTTGAAGCTTTTAATTTTACCGACGCCATGAAAGAAGGCGCCGAAACAGGCAAAGGGTTCGTATCTGGACTAGTCACTATCGCCGATAGGGCCGTTTTGTTTACCGACAAAGTAAAACAGTTAGTAACAGCAGGCCTTAGCGAGGACGCGTTAGGCATGGTTTTAGCCGCAGGCCAAGAAGCGGGCACCTATATTGCCGATGAACTTATTAACGGCGGCGCTACGGCAATAGAACAAACCAACGAGCTTGTAAAATCTGCCAAAGGTGCTGCCGACTTAATAGCGCAAATGGCGGCTGACAAGTTTTATGGCGCTGGTTTATCGAACGCTCAAAGTTACCTTAAAGGAATTGAAGACGCCTTTAATTTTGCCCAAGAACGGCTACAGGGTTCAGGTTTAACACTTGCCGACGTTAAAGGCATTTCGGCAGGGTTCGACAACGGCAATACCGCAAGGTCAACCGCCGTAGGCAAACCAACCCCAGGTTATGGCGGGCCTGGCGGTGGCGTTGCTAACTACGTAATAAACGTAAGCGGCGTAATGTCTAACGCGCAAACAGGCGAGGAAATTGTTAACAATATTAGAGCTTTTAACCGCGCCGCTGGCCCCGCAAATATTGCGATTGCGTAATGGCTACCTCCGTAATCGAAAGCGGCAACTACGAACTGTTTATAGACACGGGCTTTATGCTCAACGCGTTCACCCTAGACGACGCGACACGGGGCGTTTTAAACAACACCGAATACGTGTTAGACGGCGTTTCAGAATTTGCCCCCATGCTGGAATACTCAACAAATGTAAACGTAAAACGCGGGCGCCGTGACGTAGGCGACCAATTTAGCGCTGGCACAATGTCATTTAACCTAAACGACACGCTCGCAGGTGGCACCTTAAACCCGCTTTACTCATCTAGCCCATACGTTGACCCTGCAGGCCAGTTTACTTTGGCACCGTTACGCCGTGTTTCTTTTGGCAGATACAACAGCTTAAACACTTTTATAACGTTATTTGTTGGGGTAATAGTTTCGTACGATTACAACTACGAACTAGGCGGTCAAAACACTATTACCGTTTATTGTGCCGACGATTTTTATTTGCTAGCCCAAACCGCTTTAGCAGAATTTAACGTGAGCGAACAACTATCTAGCGCCCGACTATCCGCTGTTTTAGACTTGCCCGAAGTTGCTTACCCTGCTTTAACGCGCGACATTGAAACAGGCACACAAACGCTAGGTGGAGCCGCCGCTTACACCGTGGCCGAAGGTACCAACGTAAAGGCATATATCGACCAAATACAAGCCGCCGAACAAGGCCGTATCTTTATGTCACGTACTGGCGATATAACCAGCCAACCGCGCATAGGTAACACATTGTCGGGCAGCGTTGCCGACTTCCACGACGACGGAACAAACATTCCTTACAACTCTTTAGGCATTATTTATAATGCCGACCTAATAGTAAACAGGGCAAGTATTCAACACTTAGGCGCTACAAGCCCCGAGGTAGCCGACGACTTGGCAAGCCAGGCTAAGTACCTTATTCAAAATGTAAGCATTACCAACAGCCTTTTACACAACGACGCTGCAGCTTTAACTCTGGCAAACTACCTATTAGTTGGCGAACCCGCAGCCACGTTTAACGCCGTACAAACTGATTATTTAATGCTTACAAACGCGCAACGCGAAACCTTGGCGCTAGTCGACATTGGCGACACCATAACGATAACTAACACAATTACAGGCGGCGAAGTAGCCCAAGAACTAGCAGTAGAGGGCGTAGAAATACAAGTGAACGTAAACAACGGGCATAGGGTTACGTTTTATA